TGATAAAGACCAATTAGTATCTGTTAGTTTCACACCACACGTGTTACAATTTTCTTTAATGTGTTTCACTCCATTCATCTCCTATTTTGTGGTTTAATATGTTTCATATTATCTTCCTTCATCTAATTCAACACCATCTTTTGAAATCCACGTGCCTTCTGTCCAATAAACACAAGGCTTACCATTTATAAGTCTATGACCATCATCTCCACAATCGTAAGTATCAAATAGTTCTTCCCAAAAGTTATCTGAGTCAACCTCATCCCTAAAACACCAACCGAAATGTTTGCCTTCAGGATTAGACAGTTCAATAAGTTTTAAAGGAACTACCTCATCTTCTCCAGTTAATGTTATTTTAGTGTATGAATATAAATACTGTGCGCGAACCATTACTTCTAGCGGTCCTTTTCGGTCATCATTATATACTATATCTACAACTACCAAAGGTGTTCTACCTTTAGGTAATCTAAATAAAACAGTACCTTTTTGTAGCCGAACTCTATTGTAGCCAGTAATATCATTATTGCTCCATATTACGAGATCTTTTATTTTAACTGTTTCAGTGTGTTTCACTCCAGTCATCTCCTATTTTGTATTCGGCATCTAGAGGACACCGAAGATTATAATAATCACCTGCTTCTTTGATTGCTTGTACACCAAGCTGACCAAAGTATTCAGCGTGTGCTTCGTGGACTTCTACTTGCCATTCATCGTGTATGTTAGCAACAAACTTAAAATCTAGGTTTCTTGCGCTGGCTTTATCGTTCAATATAATTAATGCTTTCTTCATAACAACAGCACCACCACCTTGAAGTAAACTGTTTAAAGAGGCGTGTATGTGTCTTATAAATATTCGTCTTCCGTCAAGTCCTCTGATGTAACCTTTCGTTGCTGTTTTCGTAACAGTATCTCGAAGTCTTTTAAGTGAAGGCTGATTAGCAAAGAAATGTTTTCTAATGCGCTTCCCATCTGCTTCGCTTCCTCCAACCACTTCTCCGAGTCTTTTATTAGCCGCCCCGTAGATGAGTGCATATATGAATGTCTTTGCCTGATCTCTTGATTGAAGCTGTGCAATTTTTTGATTATAGGTGTGTATGTCTCCATTAATGATCTCATTTGTAAAGTCCTCGTCTTTCATGTAGTGAGCAAGCATTCTTAACTCAAGACTACTTGCATCAATACCTATTAGTTTATATCCTTCTGGCGTAATCCAACACTTTCTGCATTCCTCACCATAAGGACTCTTAATCGATGGAACTTGTGCCATATTAGGCGCTCTATGGCTCATGCGGCCTGTAATTGTTCCGTTGGCTATTACAAACCCATGAACTCTTCCATCGTCTTCAACTGCTTCTATCCAGGACTTGACCTGTGCAACTCTTTTTTGCAAGAGTAGATACTCTGCTATGAGTTGAGCTTCGGGTATGTGCGTAATTTTTTTTAAGATCTTCTCATCAACTTTAGGTTGTCCTGTAGGTGTGAAGTGTTTTGGTTTCCATCCAAAGTCTTGTAAATATTCTCCTATCTGTTTTCTTGAGCCTAGATTAAACTCTTGATACTTCTTTCGCATGAATGTTCTAGGTTTAGGAACTTCAAAGTCTTCTTCCTGTATTCCGTTCACACCTTTTTGAAGAATAATTTCAAGAAATACCTGTTCGTATTCCTTATCTGATCCATCTTTCTTAACATAAGGAGTTACTAATTTATCATCTATCCATTTAGGTTTAAATACTTTATGAACTTCTTCTTCTGCTGTTTGCATCCTCTCTCTTAAATCAGCAAACAACATTTCTGCCTTGTATTCGTCAAACAAAAAACCATTGTTTTCTTGTTGTTTTAATAACTTAGATATTTCTTGCTCAAGCTGAACGCTCTCTTTTGAAAAACCTTTAGCTTCTTTTCTTAATCTACGAAGAACTGCTGTATTTATCTGAACATCTCGCAAGCAACGCTCCAACATCTTAGGAGAATAAACTTTAAATTCTTCAGACTCAAGACTAACTTTACGATACTTAACTCTGTATCCCCACATTTCTAAGCTGTGTCCACCCTCACGAGAAGGATTAAGTAAGCGAGACATGACAAGGGTATCAACTAAAGTTTTATCGCTTAGATCTATTCCACAAAGGTCTTTTATAACAGGGATGTCAAAGCCTAAGATATTGTGGCCTACTAATGTGTCTGCTTTTTGAAGTAACCCAAGACCTGACTCTAGCTGTTGAGGAGCAAACTTATGAATTTTACCAGAGTCAGTGTCTTGAGCAACCATACAGTGAATTTTTGTTGGAGTTAAACTATCTGTTTCTATATCAAAAACTAATTCCATTCTAATACCTCTGAGGAAGCCTCTTCTTCAAACGAGTCAAACACAGGCTCACTTAACCTACCTGTTTCTTTATTATAAAAAAGTTTTGTAGCATAACCTACATCTCCTGTGTATCTAGATTTCAACACTCTTAATACTGTGGTGTTAGCCTCTTCTGGATCGTCTGCTTGTTGGTTTCTTTCCAGCGCTATAACAGAGTCACTTAGTTGTGCTATTGATTGACTGCCTCTGAGGTGAGAAAGATTAACTTGTATTCCGTTCTCGTGTCCTTTGTTGCCTTCAACCCTTCTTAAATGAGAAACCAGAATTAAGCCTGCGCTTGTTTCTTCTACTATAGATCTTAATCTAGTCATAATCGCATCTATTCCTCTACGTTCATCACCCATATGGATAGCGCTTACAAGCATATGTAAATGGTCCATAATTATCCACTTACAATTACAACCAATAATCATAAACCTGAGTTTAGAGAAAATTTCTTCTATGTCGTTTGTTCCAAAATGTGCATGAACCCATAGTTTATTTTTATCTTCTTCATCGGTCAGTATATCAAAGAAGCCATCTAATTCTTCTTTAGAATATTCTTCTCTTACTTGGTCTATATATAGTCTCGCGTTAGCTTCTATAGATAAGATACCATCTACTGTTCTTCTCCAATCTTCTTCTAAAGATATAACACCTACATTATCGCCTGTTTCTTTAAGCAACCAATGCTCTAACTCACGAGTAACGCTAGACTTACCTAAACCTGTGCCTCCTGTTAGCGTTACAAGTTCTCCTTGTCTTAAACCATAAAGCTTTCTGTTAAGTCCTGCAAAAGGATAAGGAACACTCTTCTTCTTTTCTCGTTCATGAAAGGCGCTTCTCCTTTCAGAGATATTCATTACTCCAGCAGGAGTGTAGGTCTTTGCTTTCCAGAAACAATCAGTAAATTTCTTATGTTTGTTCTCTTTGAGCATATCGTTGGCATCTTTGAAGCCGTCAGGTAAAGACATAATTTTTGCCTTTCCTGGTTTTAAAAGTCTTGCGGCTTTCTTAGCCGCTTCCTTACCTTGCTTATCATTATCAAAGCAGATAACAACATTATCAAACTGTTCTAGAAACTCTAGGCTATTCTTTATGTCTCGTTCTGCATTACCTGCACCATCTTTTATAGAAACACAGGCCCACTTCGATCCTGTTAGTTGATAAGCGGCCATTGCATCGCACTCACCTTCGGTGATAGTAATGTATTTCCCACTCTTGAATAATTGCTCACCAAACAAACGAGACTCTGAATGGTTTCCTTCCCAATAAAATTCTTTATCTTTAACTTTCCTTTTTTTCGTAGCGACCTTATCACCATTGTCATTATAATAAGGATACGAATGTTCGGAAATTGAACCATCCAGAGAAGAGAAAACTAGCTTAACTCCGTATTCTCTTGCTGTTTTCTCAGATATTTTTCTGTCTGATAAAGGAGAATAAATAGATGTAGAATCACTATTCAGCTTAGCCTTCGATGTTGAAAGCTCAGTAATCTGATTAGCGCTTGGATTAGCCATATATTTTTTGTAATCTTTTATTCTTGTTTTGCAACTAAAACACCAAGCAGAGCCGTCTGGATTAACACCAAGACATTTTTTATGATTACAAATAGGACAAGTCTTGTGTGTTTCTTTAAAGCCTACATCCTTATTATCGTATTGTTGTTTTTGCAATTTGCGTTTGCTCCTTGAAAGAAAGTTATGTTAAAACAGACCTACCACCCTACCGAAGTTTACCGACCACCCTAGCCATAGGCACTCCTTACCTTTTAGGCTTCACCAGAAGAAAGCATAATAAGAACGCAAAAGAATATCGCTATTGCTTATTATTTTTAGCTTTCAATCCTTGATGAACCATGATTTTGAAAGGAGTTAACTTTCTTCATCTTCAGGAGGAAAGGCATCAGTCTCTTCGATGTCATCCGCAAGATCAGATCCCTCGTTATTGACAATACTCACAAGTTTATTTTCAAAAAATACTTTACTTGCTCTAATTTCGTCTAGATCTAAAGCAGTATTTTCTAAAGTTACAACTGTGTTTGCCTCTTTTTGTGTTAATCTGTGGAGTCTCAGAAATACCGCTTTACCCTCTTCAGGTAACTCATCGATTGTCCAATCAACACCATCAATAGTGACATAAGGTGGTTTTTTTTCTACTTGTTCTTGAATTTCTTCAGCCATTAGAACTCCTCCCCATCAGCAGGTCCACTTCCTTCATACTCAATCAAGTTTAAAACTTGAACTGCTTGTAGTTCCATGAACTTACCATAGTTATTTGTATAGGGCCTGAATTGAACAACAACATCTGAACCATTACCAACGATAGCATCCAAAGGATCTTTATCTGCATCCATTAATTTAGGAGCATCATTAACCATTGTTTTGCCTTCGCTATCTGTCCATTCAACAGTTCGCTTCATTGTTAAAGTTTTTTCACCCTCGTCTGTAACACCTATTCTGAAGCCGTCTTGTTCAAACTGTGTTGCAGTTTCGTCATCGACAATCAGAGTAATCGTATACTTCGGAGGAGGAAACCTCGTTTGTGGGGTAGTGATGTTGGCCCACAGTGCTTTTCCACTTACTAAAGACATATATATTTACCTCGCTTATGCTTTATTATTATTATTATTAAATCAAAAAAAAGAGAAAAGGCATTGTTCATAGGATGTTTCTGCACTCATCCCCCAGGAATAATTTTCATCGGTTTTCTCTGGATCGCCTGTCGTTAATTCTGTCGGCATTTAACTTCCGAACCTTTTCAATTTTAAATACATAGGCCCAATTATAGCATAAATCAGCTAAGAATGATAGTTTTTCTTTCATTTTTTTAATTGAAGTATACACTCACCAATCATCTGTGGTATCTGTGGCACGACAGCGTTACCTAATTGTCTAAGTCTGTATGCCCTTCTTGGAACCCCATCATCCATTCCACTAGGTTTATGGATAGGTAACCATTCCTTTTTTCTTGTGCGGCCACACATGGAGCTAATCTGTGCTTGTGTGCATACTTGGCTAGGTTCCTCCAATCCTTTGCTGTGTCCTTGTAGTCTCTCGATGTTGGAGTAGGCAACAACAAAAACTCTTTCCCTTCTATGAACTGCACCAATGGAGCAAGCTGATATAATATGCCATTCCGCATCATACCCGATCTTCCAGAGATCTTGTAGGACCAATGCAAGTCCTTTATTTCTAAGGGATGCGACATTTTCAATGATTGCCCAGGAAGGTCGGATTTCTTCGATGAGTCTTGCGAACTCATTCCAGAGGCCACTTCTTTTTCCTTTGATACCACCTGTTTTGTTTCTGTCGATGTTTGCATCTGAGATGTCTTGGCATGGGAACCCTCCTGTGATGACATCAGGTTCAATTGTTTTTCTTTTGAGTTTTTCATAAGTTAAATCTTTTATATCTGTAAAAATAGGAACATCTTTCCAATGTTTTTGTAAAACCTTTTGACAATCTACATCGTTCTCGCAAAAAGCTACAGTCTTAAAGCCACCTGTGCGCTCTAACCCAAGACTGAAACCTCCAATACCTGAGAACAAATCCAGAACTTTATGCACTTTCTAACCATTCAATGTGTCTATGGTGTGCCTCTATCTTATCGTTAAGCGTTCTTATTTTGTAGGTAGTTTCCCATATCTGTTCTTGTCTCCACCTTTCATTTCTAACAGAAGGATGTTCTTCTAGGTAAAGACACCACTCTGTAGCGTATTTATCGGGTAAGTCTTGATCATATCCTCGTGGTCCTAAACCATCTTTCTTGGCATACTTCACACGAGGACCTCTGGCTCTTTTTCTGCTTCGCCAAGTCTTCTTGTTTCTAAACTTTTTTTCTAGTGCCAGGAATGTTTTACCTTCTTCTGTGTTAGGAACTCTATGCGTAAATTGTGACATATGTTTATTCTCCTTTATGTATATCAGTTAATACTGTATCAATATAACTATCTAACGCCATTTTATTTTTTGCATTTACTTCTGCAGAATTTATTTCCTTTAATAAAACTCTGGCCTGTTCGATAGCATAATCAATGGCTTCTAAACTTGCTTGCTTCTCGTGTAAGGTGCAAATGTTATCTAAAGCATTTATTAGATTGTTTACTGTTTGTTCTGTTAGTTCACTCATCTTCTTTCCCCAATTCTTTCTCCAAATCTTTCTTCAGACGTTTTAAAATATCTTTATCTTCATTTAAGCAAAAGGTCGTATTTCTAACTTCTTCTTCTACTCTTTTGATTCGGTCTTTTAAGTAATCAATCATCTTCTTTCTCCTCTCTAAATGATATATAATAAACTTCTCCTAAAATATTTTCTGTTACATGGCGCATGGCTTCTTGTCTTACTTCTTCTGATTCAGCCATTGAATGTCCTTGTTCTTTTAATAAAGAGATAGCGTTGTCCACAAACTGTTTCTTTAAATCAGGAACAAAGTTTTGCACTCTGTTCCATGCCTTAGTAGCTACAGAAGATACTGCTAATTCAACTTCAGTTGTTGGTTCAGTCATTAGGATTCTCCTCTATTAAAATTAATCATCATCATACTCATCATCAAAGAAGTTAGCTTCAACCTCATCAACTTCCCACTCATATGCTTTAGGATCAATGGGATTATTATTGTTTTGATAACCATCCATCCAATTATCCCAAGCATCACTAGAGTTTTCTGCTTCAACTTCGTATTCTTCCCACCACGTTCCTTGCACTCTTACTCTAACAGTATATGGCTTTAGTATTTTTTTCTTTTTTTGCTCATCAGTCATTTTAAACTCCTTGTGTCATGTGTTCGTAAGCATCAGAACATTCTTCAACGAGATCACCACAAGCACATACTCTCGCTTCTAATTCTTCGATAGTATAATCTTGGCTTGTTGGTGCGTTCTCGTATGCTTCAAAACGATCTTCAGCTATTCTCTGTAAAATATCATCTCTCTCATCATCTGCATGTAGTCCTGTCTCGAAAGATAGCTGATTGATTTCATCATCTATTAAACCTTTTTCATCTTCTGCTATTACTTGCTCGTAAAGATTCTCTAAGGCTGTTTCATTATATATGTTACTCATTTTGTTTTTCCCTCTCTTTTATTTAAAATTGTTAGGTAGTTTT